ATACCCTCTTGCAGTTTACGAATAAGATCAAGCGCTTCAAGTTCAGTGTCGTAGTCTGACTCGGCTTTCGCTTCCTTTTCTGGTGCAGTTGATCGCCCCAACCGCGCACGATTTGCTGCAACTGCACCGACTACTTTATCTACGTAACTCATAATCTATTCCTTACGACACTTGACCCGGCATACTGGCCGCTACAGCGTCAGCTTGACCCATTTTATCTACTGGAGTGAATGCGCCACCAGCAGCCATCTGAGCACCACCAGACATCAAAGCACCAGCACCTTGAGCCGCACCCGACCAGATTTGAGTATTCGCCGCAGCCAATTGGTTTTCAGATGCAAGCTTTTGCGCTGCTGCTGCTTGCATCGTGTTCAAGGCCGTGCCCCGCTCAGCCAATGCTTGCTGAGACGAAACCTGTTCAATGTCCTTGCGCTGCTTCGCGGTAAAGTCTTTCGTTGAATCGGCTATGTCTTTTAGCTTCTCTCTCTTACGGCCAGCACTAAGAGGATCTTGTGCGTCACGGGTTATCGCAGCTTCTAACCCAGCTAACCTTGATTGGTACGCTAAGGCGCCTTCGGTAACTGCATCGTCCTTTTCCCGCTGAGTTTTGCCGAAGTCACCTTCAGCCAACTTCTTAGTGGCCTTGTCACTTTCTTTTTTAAGTGCCTTAAATTCGTCACTAGACTCAAACCGCTTTCTAGCACGCTTAGCCTGGATACCCTTAATGATCTTAGGGGCAGCACTAGCCGCAACGGCACTAAAAAGCAAAACACCCGCAGTAACAGGATCAATGGCGTACAATACTTCCGAAGAAGTGTCGCCACCGTAAAACCAACAGATGATCAAAGCACTAACGTACAAGACCAACTGCATCGGCGTTAATTTAGGAATCAACAAATGCATCGAAATCTCCCGTAAAAGTATAGCGCGGAATCAAAGAAAAGACACTACACGAGCGTTACGCACACCGAAAGAAACCTTACCAACAAGCGTAAAGTGACCCCGAAGTTTATACTGATGTGAATCTTTATCTGACCATTGTACTTGTTTACCCACGTTCTGGATAAACACAGGTCCAGGTTTCTCACCGTTTGCATCTTTAAGCGATCTAATTGAGCATTGAACTGATATTTCGTGGTAACCCTTCTTTAAATGCTCGGTTGAAAGTAAACTATGTAAGTCAAAGTAAGTCGCTGAGTGCGCTTCGGGAAAACAATATTTGGGGTTACCTGCACCATTAAAATCTGTTGATGAAGAGTAACTAGCTTCGTCACCACCAAAAGAGTCTAAACCTGGACCATACATTTGTGCCGTTTGTTGATTAGGGGCCCCAGGTGAAACTGGATGAAAAAAGTTTTCACCCAAACGACGATTAGTACCTTCGATAACCTTACCGTCGACCAAACAGCGGAGACTAATTTCCGTAAATACACCTTGAGCCCAAGATGACCTAAAGACATCCTTAAATCGACCCATCCAATTGTTCCAACTGAGAAAAAAACTCCATTGAGCAAGTGCCGCTGAAGCGTCGTAAGCTTGGTACCAACGTAAAGATAAGCCGGGTACGGTAAAAAAATCACCTGCCTCGGAACCTTCAGCCTCTGCTGGATATGTATCCTGTTCTGATAAACCATCAGAACTACGACCATAAATTGTACACGAATCTCTTAATGACTCCATTCGAGCGATAACAGCCTGCTCGGGCATGATGTGCTGCTTTTGGATAAGAAAATTATCATGAAGATTATTTTTGTCTAATTCACCATTAATCGTACTATATAGACCCAACCCCTCCTTTCGATGCTGCCACGGGGTATAAATGTTTTTATTAAATCCCAACCAAGGGTCAGAAACTCGACGATTATCATAAAGCTTTGGTGTAAAACTAGTAGTCGAATCTCTAGCTAAATCTTCAAACTTAATAGTCGGCATATTAATCTCACTCGCTCAACTTCAAAATAGACAAAGTAGCATCACCCCAAAAAACCTCAGTACCACGCAAAATACCTCGACCCTCTTGGGGTGAAGCCCAGTCGTTAAAAATATATTCCGTATCAATCAGGTCACCGTCACTATCAACAGATATGTGGGCTCTCGCGGCAGTACTGTACTCTTCACCATAACGAGCATGACGATAATCCCAATTGTGTGGAAAGGTCGAAGACACGAAAAGGGCAATCTCTTCTATAGTCCCACTAGTTTCGGGAATATGTGCGAACAATGGAATATCAATGCCGCAATTAGAGGGATATGTTTGACCTCCGCGACGATCCAATACTCCTTCTGACTTAGCTAGTAACTTAAAGCTTACCTCACTCGCACCTGTACCATAATGACCCGGATCACCTGGTTCGACCCAATTATGTACGTACGCTAAATTTTCACCGTCTTCGGCAACAAATCGAGGTGTACGATTAACCCAATTAAATGAATTAACTAATGCGGGAGCAAGCTGAGAACCAATGTACCATTTACCACTAAGTTTATACCCAATAGCAAAATAGGCAAACAAATCTAAGTACTTATGTTCCATTCTCCAACACTGATAATCTCGTTGGTCTTTCCAAATATCCTCGGTGTGGGCACCTTCCGCTGGCGGTATTGCCCCAGCAGCTTTACCGGAAAACAAAGGCTCGATACGAAAAAACTCAATATTAGCAAAAACCAATAAATGCTCTTTTGCACCAACACTAAAACTTTCATCACCTATTGGTTGCATTCTCATAGCACCCGAGTCACCACTTACATAAGCCCAACCACCTTTACCTTCCTCATTGTACCAATCATCATGAACGCCGCCAATCTCATCCATCTGGAACGAGTTCATAAATCCAGGGAATCTTGCCGTAGAATTAAAATGGCTTGACGGGTCTAAAATTGCACTAGATCCAGTTCGTTGTAGGGGAGCAGTTACACTATCTTTATGTGTTGTAATGCTCACTGATCTACTTAAAAGAACCTTGCTCGGTAAGTGTGTATTCGGAAGTGAGTGAGATTTAACATCGCCAGGTTGAATACCGTTTAGTCGCTTTCGGAGGGGTTCAATTGTGTCGAGTTGATTGTCAAAAAATGGACCCAATGAACCATTCGGTACAGCCCGAAACAACTCGGGATTAAATTCTTCACTCCGAGGATCGTAAGTATCACCAAAAATAGGCAATGTTATTGATGTAATCTTACGTGTAAAAACACCAACAAAATCACCAACACCAAAATCTTTTTTCTTCCTACTTAAACGACGAGCAACAATTTCAACTGTGTGGTTGCCACCTTCAATCGGAACAACTGCCCCTAACCGAACAGGCATACATTCGGGGCCCATTGCTACAGCGCGACTTGATCTAAGTTTTTGTCCCGACGCGGAAAGGGAATCTTGTTTGCCATATGAAGCTTTTCGACTCCCAGCCCTTTGAGACCGCTTCGAATAAAAAACATGTTCTTCATCGTCAATAGTAACTGTAGCTTTCTCTATCGGGCCATCAGCAAATCTCATACCATGAGCAGATTCTTCGTATGAAAATTGTTTACCTGTAATAGTTTCATCAATAATCTCACCATCAACGCGCAAAGCAAATTGAACCAACGCAGGATAAAAACCTTTTGATATATGATGTTGCCCACCAAAGTTTGGGTGAGAACCCTCAACTTGAGCTTTATACTCGTTTAATGGAAAGGCGTAAGGTACATCCTGAACAATGACATCTGATGCGTATTCAGCCGCATGACACGCCCAATGATGTGAAGGACCAAAAGCATTTAAAGCATCACGCTCCTTTTGCGCTAACTCCATATGATCGTACCTATAAGGATGGTCTACGTGAGACCACGCAAGAACATTACCGTCAGAATCTAGCCTGCTATGAGGACCATCACCCCACTCATCAACGTCCTTATAATCTGAATTTAGATAAGTCACCCAAGGGTTTTTGTGCTCATAAAAACCTTGCCAAACATATTGAAGATAGGCAGTAATCCATACCTTTGCCTTGCCTACGGTTTCGAATGTAGTTTGCATCGGACCAGATAATTGTCCGTTCGGAACAACCGTCCATTCACCCGTGTGAGGAATAACAAACGGTTTTCGATTAAGCGAACCTGCCAATGCACCACCTACACCATCATCCCGAAAAGTCTTACCATCAGGCTGAACAAAATTTGGTGGGGCACGATGAGCGTTTTGGTAACTCTCATTCCTACTAGGGTACGTAGGGTAAGTTTCAGTCTTTTCGTCAAACTCCATACGAGTACGAACCTCTACCCCCGTATATTGAATGTCATAATAAGCGCCTGAACCAACAGAAGGCTCACCCGATGTCTCTTGTGCCGGTAGTGTTTTCAACGATGAGGCAAAAAAGTTTGTTCTATCAAGACCTTGGTCTAAAGCGGCGGTCACACCATCCACATCAGCTTGAAATTCTTCTGGATGAAGAATGTCCTTGTGACGAAGAAACCGCTTAGGAAAAATATAAGGCATTATTACTCATCCTCACGATAAGGTACGCGACCCAGCGGTGTGCCAAGCGAAGCAACGCTAGCATCGAAGGCAAAGGCTGCAAGGCGCATTCGCCCTAATTCGGGCCAATAAGGGACTGCGTAAACTCCTTCGGCAGACGGTGTTGATGAAGAACCATCTCTTATTGATTCAAGCAGCTTAGCAAACTCAGGTAAATTACGTAGACGTGAATCAATCGTATCAGGATAAACCAAACTAATAAGTGAATCTAATAGACCATCAGAAGCAGTAGGGTCCAAACTTAAGGCCACGCTAGCGTCGTCTTTGTAGGCAAGCGCCAGCCTGAATTGTTGTATGACATCAGAGGGATACAACCTCGCAATGGCCTCGAGATCACCGTCACTTACGGGAGGAAAATCTAGCTTCGAATCTGGATCCGCCACGTCGGTGTAAGTTACTACTTGCGCATTGGGGTAAGGTGCCACAAAACCCAACAACTCAATTTCAAAAGCCCACGAAGTTACATTTTCAAGGTTTACCGGTATCTGGCGCCAAAATAACCGAGGCTCATGATAGCGAGCAATATTAAGTCGTGCTTTATTTGCTACATCAGCAACTACGTTAGATTCGTCATCGGTACCGACGAGTTTCAAATTACTCATGGTGTGTACTGGTTCATGCCCACCATTCTTAAAAATTCTAACAGTCGCTAATCCGTCCCACGCATCCTTTAAACCAATATAAAGTGTACGAATATTTGTTGGTGTTAAGCCATATTTAGACGAATAAATCCAGTTAGATCGATAACGAATACGTCTAGGTGGTGCATACCAGTCAGTCGTTTGATGGTCTAAGACAAAAACGCGATGTAAATCAGTAGAATCTGTTCTATTATTTTTATCCTGCGGGTCTTTATACGAAACTTCAACGCCACGCTCTCTTATATAGTCACTACCAATAGCGAATACATGTCGAAACGTATCAGTAGACACACACATATAAGACAAATGAATTTGTAATGTTTGTCTTCGCCAATACTTACCATCGAAACAAAAAATTAAGTTGTTATAACTTGACCCTTTTTCAGACAAAACACAACGATACTCACCTGTACTTGGATCAACCACGGCAGACGCTAAATTAATTCGACCCTTATTTACGTCAGACTTAAAAATTTTATCTATCGGCGCACTTAAACGAGTGATACTCCCAAACTGTTTCATGCCGTAAAAACCATCACGACTCAACCAAACAAGCGTACCATCTTTAAGGGCCGTTATCGTTTGGGGAGCACTACAACCAATGCCAAGAGAAATTGGTTGGGGAGTAGTAAAATCATCGCCAATCGCAAACATCGAATGCTCTGTGAAGGCAATAAGAGCACCGTTGTGCGAAACCAAGCCAGTAATTTCAGCACCACCAGAATCAGGATAAATGTAATCGTCTTCGAGAAAGGTTCCCGGAAACCCCGGCTCTGACCGACGGACCATGCCAGGTTCGCCCTCTATATTCCCAATAATTAGTCGCCCCTGATGAGAGCACATTATACGAAAAACCGGAACGCTTACAGTCTCAACCCACTCTGAACTGAGTTCACTGTCAGACTTGTTGTCATCGTACATGAAAGCTTTTGTCCCTGGTACGCGAGCAACAAAACGTGGGGTGTTGTCTCTATGCCTCGTATCAGGTGTCCGAAAAATTCTAATTGCTGTAGTGTGTTCCGGTGCTTTGCCGCTGAATGAAACTAAAAACCGGCGTGTCAGATCATCAATCTCTGATCCGTCTGGTTGCAGATAGTTAATGTTTTGATCCTCATACTTTTCTAACGATCTGACACTTCCATCGGATAATGAGATTGCTTCGTAGGGATAAGCCTGGGCTGCTTTGGTAGAGACTGACTCACTACGATACGAAAACTCCGAGAGGTTTCCGTGCCGATCCTCGAATTGGAAATAGTAATACCACTGACCATCTAAAAGAGATCCCTTCCGTCCTGTAAGCGTATCTCCTGGTGTACCAATACGACCTGGAAAAGAATAGCCTAATGAATTGGGGTAATAGTTATCTGCCTCTTCAGCTTCAGGTTGAGACGGACCACTCAGCATTGGTGTTGATGGGCGTTGCGTATAACCTAAAGGATCAACAGAACCGTCGTAAGAAATAATTTTGGCGTGATCAATGCCATTTGTAAAGATTACCTGATTGTTAATGACCACATATTGATCGGGAAATCTAGGTGAGATTTTACTCGATAAACCCGATACGATCACTTCATCTTCTTCACCCGATTCACCGCGAAATCGATAAATTTTGTCGCCGAATCGATAGTACAGTGTATCTGCTGAACCATTTAATAGTTGGGCGTAAAAAATACTGTGAGGTCTAGCTGTCTTAAAGTACTTCGGAACAACACCCGAGGTTTTGTAATCGACAACGCTTAAGTCGAGTAAACCACTGTCAACCAAATCCGGTGCGGACAAGCTTAAGCTGGGTTTCTCATCAATCTTGTGTTCTTCTTTAATTCGAAGAATTGATGGACCAACAATACTTTTGACCGTATCGTGCTCATCTATTTCAAGATTCTCAACAAACCAAGCAAGAGCCGAAGGAGAAAAAATCCTTCGACCCTCACCAGGTGGGATTATAACGGCATTTGTTGCTTGATGTTTAGGTCCCGACACCACAACCCCTTACTATGCTGTGATCTCATATTCCTTGTTCTTCCAAGAACTAGAAAGCTTAGACTTAATTGAATCTGAACCCTTCAAACCAGGAACAGATTTCAGAACACGAGACTGCCAAGACATAAATTTCTCGCCTTCCCATGGTACAGGAATGACGTAGACAGTTGAATTATGACTCAATTGAGCCTGTTCTGGATCTTCAAACTCAGCGTCCATGGAGTCATCACGAAGAAGCGTTTGAGGTGGTACCCAACCAATTTGGTCTTTGTCGTACACCCAACCAACTGGCATCCAGTCATGGACTGTACGATGCTCGACATGACCACTTACGTGCTCAACACCATTCTTGGTCATCAAAGTACCACTCCAATCTTCTGACGTGGCTGATGATGACAACACAGAAACCAACAAAGCTTCTTCGTATTGGTTCACCAACGTGAGTCGATAAAAGCTTGTCCCAACGGCTGTGCGTGGAAGTGCTGTAAGTGTTGAGTAGAGTTTTTTCTGTTCTGACATTTTTACCTCTTGTTGTTCTTCCCTTACGGGAGCCAAACCAAATTATTAATCATCTAGTGGGAGCGTACCGAATGTACCATATCGAGTGCGGCCACGGTAGCCTGTAAATGGTACAGGTTCGACAACACCACCACTGTTCGCATATCTCTCTCGATACAACTTTACCAATTCCTGGTAACGATCTAAGTGTGCTTGAGCACTTGCCTGGTCGTTACCGTCATGAAGACTCACGTAATACAATGCCAATTCGATCAAAGAAGAAACAGCATCACGTTGTATCGGTGCTGTATCTTGATCATCAATAAACTTCTCCGGCAAACGCAACACACGTAGGTCCAATTCATACAGATTGTCCTGGTGCGGATAACACTTAAATGCGTAGTAACCGGTACTATGTCTTAGCGGTCGATGATAGTCGTATTGTTGGCTGCCGTTCCAAAAAATTACCGCCCCACCCTTAGTTTGGAATATGTTCTTAGCCTCGGGATCACTCGTAATTGAAGTTGGTACGGCAACAGCGGAGCCTGCTGCGATTCTGGAATCGCTTATGTATTGGTTGTATGTTGGTTCAACCTCGCACAAAAGATAAAATCTTTCGTTAGTCTCGATTGGAAACGCACCTGCATCCCGAACCGGTTTATTCTCTTCCAAGACAGAGATGTAATAACGAATTCTCAAACCGCTTTTCTGGTATCGAACATAGGTATCGTCCGCAAAACCTAAAACACCGTCAATGTTAGGTGCGGCAATCATTATATTTCCAACAAACGAATTATCTGCACCACGGTTGTCGATGATACTCACAGGTGATGGGGCGCTTTCCCATTGAGGGTCGGGTATACCTGAATAATGTAGTTGCTCTTCCTCCGTACTGTATCCCATAGGATCAATACTTTGATCAGCATAAGACCATAACAAATCATCGTTTTGTGGCTTATTGTCAATTACCCGCGCCCCACCAAACTCCCTTAAGTCTTCATAGCCTGTCCGCACACTGTCAAAGCCAGGAGCAACGCCGGGGGCTTTTTGGCGTTCAAAATTTCTTCGACCCCAAACATATGTGTAGCAAATAGCAAACCGACCTCTAGGAATACCTGACTCCCCCGTACCCTTTTCCACCCACCCATACTCAGCGGGGAGTGAATTTTTCTCGCCGGGATTACCTAAAACATTATGGACAAATGGCGCCTCTGTTGGGGCCTGCAATTGAAAATGCCTACCGCGCCAAAAACGGTAAGGGCGACCCGTTGAAGTGCCCTTGTAGTCATGCATATCTTGACGACTCGCGCCCGCAGTATCAATTTTCCAAACCTGTTGACGTGACTCGTCATAAATGACCGCAGGCTCTAAAACTTCCATTACGTCATCACGGACAAAAAACTCAGGTTGATAAATACGGAAGTCATAGACTACCCGGTTTTGTCCAACTATTGGCGACGATACCGGTCGATCCAACGTACAATAGTAATGAAGCCTATAAACTTGTTCGCCAAGCACCTCAACGACTTCAGACTTAACGAAAAACTCGACGCATTGACGACGTTGAACACTCTTAGTCTCTATATCCGTTAACTCGATATGCATGATACCATCATGCTCGCGAGTAACCGTAGGTCTCCAGGTGGTTGCACCCTTTGCAAAAGCAATTGGTACATCAGTTTTACTACAGAAAAATTCAATAACCCTCGTGTCAAGAGTGTTGTCGTCGCTCATTTTACCATTAGCAACTTTGACTCTTGCCGACACAGATGGGTCAGTACTTACAATGTCGGGGTTAAGAAAAACATGTTCTTCGTCTGGAACAAGTGCCTCAGGTACCTCACCCGCAAGCCTATCGAGTGCAATATTTAACGTTTTTCGAATACGATCATCTTGGGTCTTACCTGTAGAATCCCATGATCGAAGAGCCAATAACGTTTCTCTAAGAGACTTAAGTGAAGTATCCAAACCAACTCCAAGCTACAAAAGGAGTGTAGCTTAAAACTACACCCCCTAAGTGTATCACGTAACCAGAAACTAAGGTAGACGAAGCAAGACGTGAGCGTAGTCAGTCACTGTTTTGTCTTTGTCCTCAAGAGCAATACCGACTAGAAGTTGAGGTGATGATGAAAATTTCAAATGACCGGAAGTACCATCACCGGCAAGACCATTGCCATCTGAACAAGTGGTAACGTCAGCAAAGCATACACCCTGCTTAATGATCCAACCGTACTTACCATCAGGAATGTCATGGTCAGAAACACCGGCCAACTGCATTGGATGTTGATCACTTGTGGTGTTTTCCGTGACATGAAATGGGAAGGCTTTACCGACTATGGTCACTCCGGGAGCACCCGGTCTTGGAAATAAAGTTGTATAATCAAACTTCAAAAGACGACCTTTGGTTACATCTCCCACAGCCCGAACAAAAATCCAAGTACGGTTTCCCGTACCCATCCAATTGCTTGCAGTAACGTCAGAACTAACCCCAGTAAGATTAGCCTCAACTTCCTCGGATGATTCGATATAAATTGTGCCCAGCGCGTAGACTTCATCATCGTAAACGGTAGATAGTGGATCAGTTTTAGTTGATAGCAAAGACATGATAATTCCTGTAGTAAAAACTATAATAAAAAGGGGGCGTAACCCGAAAGCCACGCCCCCTAAGTGTATCACGTAATCAGGTGTTACGGCAGACTGATGTAACAAGTGGCGTAATCAGCCAATGTCTTACCAACGTCTTCAAGTGCATGGCCAATAGTGTTAGAGTTATCAGACGTGATCTCAACGTGACCAGGGGCGACTCCACCGTCAGCGTCAATGATGCAACCATCAACAACGGAGCCAGAGGCTTCAACAAGGCAAATACCCTTCTTGATAATCCAACCGTACTTGCCAGCAGCAATGGTATGATCAGCCACACCCGCAAGCCCGTGAGGTGCCAGCGCATTGGCATCGTTGACACCGCAATGGAACGCCAATGCCTTACCGGTAACAGACGAACCACCTTCAACCGTCAAAGTGCCGAAACGCCACTCCTGAAGTTGACCTTTGGTGGCTTCCGTCTCAGCCTTGACAAAGATCCACGTACGTGGTCCTGTGCCCAACCATTTTTCTGCCGTGACATCAGCGCTAACCCCAGTGAGGTTACCTTCGACATCGTCGGATGGTTCGACAAATTCAGTCCCAAGAGCGTAGGCTTCAAAGTCATACACTGTATTAAGAGCCGCCGTTTTAACAGATCTAACAGACATAATATACCTCCTTACTCGGTTGTGCGACCACCACCAGCAGCACAACCTTGAGCTGCCAACTTGGTGCAGATCATGTTGCCTTGCATGGCGAAGATAGCTGTGACTACATCTTGATCACCAACACGCTCCTTAAATTCCGAGATATTCGGGGCTTCAAGCATTGCAAACTCAAAATAGTCTGTGTTGAGCATGTAAGTAACACCGTCAGCCGGACCAGTAGTACCAAATGCTGTGGTGTCGGTGCGATCAAGATCGATCGATGAATGAATTTCTGCCAACCCAATGCTTAGGGCCAGAGTGTTTGTCTTGTCTGTCTTGTCTTGGTAGACATTGACACGAATGTTGTCACCACGAGTAAACGACTCGTAGTTTGTATACGTATCATCATCCATGATGACCATGTCTGGTCCCTTACCGACACCGCCCGCATAGTGAGCGCACTTACGATAAAGTCTACGAAGATGACTGACACCGACTTCCATACCACCACCAATCTGTTCAAACTGGTTAGCGTGGAAGTAGCTAGCACTCTTAGCGACATTTTGAACTACGTCAGTTTGCGTTGCAAACGTTTGGAAGTCGAGAAGACCGTTAGTTACACCCGTTCCGATACCTGTTGAGTGGTTACCATTAAGGGTCTGCATGCCCAACAATTCAGATGTGTTGAACGCAAGACCGCGACTTGTTCCTGTAAGAAGGAATTTGTTTAGGTCTGCCTTAGCAGCATCCATAGCAGATTGAGGATATTCTTCGATAAGACGAATAACAGCCAGCTTTCCGCTGTTCTGGTTCAATTCCTTCTTAGGAATGTTAATCGCCATAACCATACGATGAGGCTCAACCTCAAACTTACGGATTTGTTGACGACGGGTCATGTTCAACAGTTCGTCACCGACGTAGACACCAACACCGCGAGCAGGAGCACCACCAGAAAAGGAACGTTCAATCTTAGTTCCGCCTTCCATGGGCATACGTGCTTTCGAGTTAAGTGCTTCGAACAGTTCGTTGCTGCGAACAAACGAATTTACCAGAGGTCCACGGAGATCCGCGAACGTAGTGTTCAGCAATTCAGTACTGATAGTCATTTTGTTCTCACTTGAAATAAAATATTAGAAAAACACTTCGCCTGCCCGCGATGCAAAAACTGGACCCAAAGGGCTACCCAACACATCTAAATGGGTGCTCTTTCTGTATACAACACAAAATAAAACGCTGCAAGGCAGATATTTATATTACCAACCAAAAATATTTGTAACTAACCAAATATTTTCGCGTCTACATGATCATGATACTATGACCACTATGACAACAAACACAGCAAGAAAACGAAAAAAGCGTAACACAAGTAACGCAGGCGCAGATTTTGCAACCGCGCCAGGAATACATGACGGAAAAGTAAAAGCACTTTTCTCTACACCCGATGCCTTTGTGTCTATGTGTCACATTGTCCGAGAAGATGAGTCAACTGGATTCATGGAGCCAACCCACACACAGAAGAAACTATTAAAAGCCTACGATGAAAACAGATGGCTGATGGTAAACAAATTCCGTCAGGCAAAAATTACAACCGTGTCCGTCATGTTGCTGCTGCGAGACTGTATGTATCTCAGCGGCGTCAAGGGTTTGCTTATTGCAGAACGCCAAGACACGGCAGAAGATATCTTTGAGAGGATACTGTTCGCATACAACAGGCTCCCTGCCGATGTAAAAATGCCGCTTGCGCCAGGACGAAAAGCAGGTGCTACACAAATGCAGTTCATACACGGCGGGGGAATTAAGGTGCTCACCGCTGGCGGACGAAGCCCTGCTATCGGACGATCTATCGATAGGCTGGTAATTACAGAGTTTGGTGAAGCACAGTGGCAACGCAAAGCTGCAATCAATATCTTTCCAACGGTAAACAAGCGACCCAATGCAAAAGTTATCCTTGAGTCTACTCCAGGTCGTGCCGGATCACACCACGAACAAATGTGGCGCTCAGCGTTGGAAGGCACGAGTCGATTTCATCCATTGTTTCTTGAGTGGTGGGAAGATGAAAGTTGCCAAGAGAAAGATGAGTCGTTCGAACCAAGCGCCAGTGAATTGGAATACTTAGACCGCCATGATGGCATGAGTAAATTTAATCTCGCCTTCAGACGACGTGGACTAAATACCGAGTTTGTTGGAGACACAAGACTATTTTCATGCAAATACCCGTCGGACGAATATGATGGGTGGCTCGGAAGTACAAACCCCGTCATGCCCGCAGAGATTCTAAAGCCTCTGTTAGACCAAGCAGAAAAAGATCCCATACTTGGGCCGTACGCTTGTCATGAGTTTGAGCCACCAAAACCTGGACACAAATATGTAATCACTGCTGACCCCGCAGGATTCGGTAGCACAGGCGATAAATCAGCACTGACTGTTTGGGATGCACATGAATGGCGCGAAATCGCTTTTTGGGAAGACAGAGAAACGCCCGATCGATTCGCGCAAAGACTTCGTATTGTTCAGAAACGATACCTTGGCGCCCTGCTTGCTGTTGAATCAAACGCCACCGCATGTATCGCAATCTTAAAAGATCAAGATACGCGAAACCTCTTGTGGACGGACAGAAACCACCCTGGTTGGTACGCCACACAGAAACGTATTCAAGAATCTGAAGCACGACTAGTACGTATGCTACGGGAAAAAGAACTAAATATCCGTAGTCGTGGTATGTTACACCAGCTACTCAACTATGACGGCACACGAAAAAAGCGTGTACGCGGAGAAGATGGAACGGTTCACCACTTTGACCGAGCAAGGACTGCCGTTATGGCAGCAGACATTCTTGCTCGCAGACATTTCACTCAAGAGACATCTGCTGTAGAATCGGATTACATTCCAGGACAGATTACAATCAAACAACTCGATCGAGTTAAATCGAAAAAACTTCAATCAGTAAAAACAGTTTTTAAACCCGCATCACAGATATGGAAATAAAATGGCAAACCCAAATTACAAAGACGCAAAAGATCAAATGGTCAAAGACGCCATAAAGTCTGACAACGAAAAGACAAAGGAAATTCAGGGCATGACGGATAAAGAGCGAGAAGAAATGCTCGCAAGGTTGAAAGGTCAGGTAGAAGCTGAGAGGAAGGCTGGGGGTCTTGCAAGTAAAGAAGACAAAGCGATGGAACAAATTCAGAGCCAAAAATAATATCTAAACGGAGATAGTGATATGGCTTCTAAGCTATCTAAATTAATTGATAGACACCTTGACTATTACAAGCGTGCCGAGAAAAAAGATTTCGATAAAGCGAGACGATTTTATCGCGGTAATTTCTTCGCATCTAGTGATAGCGATATTCAAGGACTTAGTCAGTCATCTTATCTGTGCTCGAAAAACCTAATCTACGCCATCGCAGACACAGCGGTGAGTGCTCTACTCGGCCCAAACCCATCAGTGGGCGCGGTAGCAAGAACCCCGGTGTCTCAAGATGCTGCACCTGCTGTAACGGGACTGATTGAATATGTATTTGAATCAAACAGGTTTAGGCGAAAAGCGGCAACAGCACTAATCGATGCCGTATTATGCAAGCGAGGAATCTTTAAAACTGGTTGGGACTCGAAAAGAGATATTCCAATTGTCCGAGCAATTAATCCGTCCAGCGTTTTCTTTGACCTAACCGTTCGAGATCCAGACGATATCCGTTATTGGATTGAAGCCACAGTAATCTCGTTCGAAGAATTCAAGCAACGAGTCAAGTCAGGTCAGTACAATGCTGAACTGGTAAAAGAGATTCGACCAGATCGATACCCGAAATGGTTGCTTGATGACAACCAAAAAAATCAGACCAACCATGTACGTGATGCATTTCAATGGGTGACTGTATACGAATACTATGACCGCGAACGCGGTATGATACAGCACTACATCAAACAAGCTGATGCCGTCGTATTCGAAGACAAGATTGACTACATCCCATATTCAATGTTCACATTGAATCAATCAGGAATCGACTGCACAGGTCTCAGTGAAGTGCAGCTTGTCTTGAAACAACAAGAGACAATCAATGATCTGCTGACACACATGAAGCAAATCACGTACCTGCAAATCCCACGAGTGATGTATGACTCAGGTCGAATCACAGAAGAAGATTTAAACAAAGCAGTAGAGTCTTCTGCGGGATCATTTGTAGGAATCAACCCATCAAACGGTGACGCCCTACGTAGTTTAGCTACACTATTCTACGAAATGCCCATACCCGATAGCCCCGCAGGTGTTAAAGAATTCATCGCTCGACAGGAAGACGATGCTGCTTTTATTTCAGCACTTGCTGAAGCCGCCAGAGGCCAGGTCGCTGGGGCACGAACCGCCACCGAAATGGCCATCATCGATGCCCAACTACGAACTCGTCTCGCAACAAGAGAAGGTCACCTTAATGACGCGCTTGAAGATGTGGCTAAAAAGGTTTTTTACCTCTGCAAAAAGTATATGCGTGAAAAGAGATTGATTCGAATTTCAGGTAGCAACAAGTGGGAGGAATTGAACCACCAAAACCTTATTGAGATTGATGTCGACTTTGAAATGGTTGGGCACAATCCAATTAGGCGCAACCCTGGAATGATGGCAGAAACACTGATTCAACTGCTACCATTCTTGTCTCAAAACCAAAACGTTGATGTTCGAAGGTTGACGGAAGAAATCCTGACTAACCTTGGACTACCTGCCCGCATTATGATCCCTGAAGCAGAAATTATTGCACAACAAGAAGCCATGGCAGCACAACAACAGGCTCTTATTCAGGCTGAGCAGCAAGCTAATCTTGGTGGGGCAGCAGCAGGAAAGCCTGCTATCGAGGCACAGGAAAAGGCTCAACTGCAACAACTGCTAGCATCGCTGCCGCCTGACGAGGCAGAGGAAATGATTATGGCCATAGCACAACAACAAGCTGGTGGAGAAGTACCTGTAGACGACACAGGGGAAGCACTACCAGGAGGCGGCGGGGCACCCATTAGGGGCGAAGCATAGTGGCACTTTCAAAACGAGACAAACTGCGTAAAGCGGCACTACTCAAGAAACATAATCTTGAGGGTGTTAATAAACCAAAACGTACGCCGAATCACCCAAAGAAAAGCCACATCGTACTGGCCCAAGAGGGTAGTCAGTTAAAGTTGATTCGTTTTGGGGAAAAAGGTGCGAGCACCGCAGGTAAACCAAAAGCCGGTGAGTCTGATCGGATGAAGAAAAAACGGAAAAGCTTTAAAGCGCGTCATGCAAAAAACATTGCCAAGGGCAAAATGAGTGCTGCTTACTGGGCCGACAAGGTGAAATGGTAATGGCGAAGAAAAAAACCAAAAGCCGTGTGAACGAAGCTGGTAACTACACCCAACCAGGAAAACGGAAACGACTATTCAATGCGATAAAAGCTGGAAGCAAGGGCGGCAAACCCGGTCAGTGGTCTGCACGCAAGGCTCAGATGCTGGCTAAAAAGTACAAAGCTGCTGGTGGGGGCTACAAAGACTAATGGCGAAAAGTAAGCAGGCATCAGATTTAGACCGTTGGACTAAGGGCGAATGGACCACTATGTCTGGAAAGAAAAGCAGTGAGACAAATGAGCCGTATGCTCCGAAAGCAGTGATTGACAAACTACGATCAACTCGAGAAGGCAGGAAAAAATATAGGGCAGCAAAGCGGGTGAAAAAGAAAGCCACACGCCAAGGGAAACAACACGCTCCCCACGGGCTGCATAAAGGTAAGAATCGATGAGTTTTAGAACAAACAATATTGAGTGTACTGGCTGTGACTTCTTTGAGTACGAAGTGTTCTACCGTACCTCGGAAGGTCCACCTGACTGCCCCGAGTGCGGTAGCAAACGCAAGATGAGTTTCAAAGGCTTCACATGCGCCATTAAGGGACAAGGCTACGGATCGTTTGTTCCTGTCGATTTCGGTGTGCTTGGTAAAGCAGAAACAAAAGAAGATTATGACCGATGCGTTGCAACAATCGAAAAACGTTTTCCAGGAAAAAAAGTACAGCTTGAATACGAATCAGACTCTAAAAGATCTGATCGAATAGATACGATAAGACAAGGTAGCTGGCAGCGTAAAAAAGACCGAGGGGTCGATAATCAAATGCTAAATGAAATCTCTGATGCGCAAAAAAGGTATAAGGCCGAAGGGCGTACGAAAAAGAAAGCTGAGCCAGTAGCAGCAGGATCTAAATGATGCGAAGAAAGAATCTTAGGAATCTGTTGTCTGATGTAGAAAAAGTCGAGTACGCACAACACGTAGCCGACCAAAATAGTCGCGTGTTAAAACAAGTAAAAGATGACACAATAAGAGACTCAACTGTTTACGAGGATAAAGCATCAGGAGAACAGCGGTCTCTACCAAATAAATTTATTCGAGCGCTCGGATTAGCCGCCGCATTTGAACTTGTCGACCCTACACTTGATGTTGTCAACTCAACTAATTTAAACTAAACCATAGCGGTATGACACCGCAGGAGTAACCCATGCCAACTGACCCAAAAACAGGTAAAAGACTTCCATACGCCGGAGAACCTGGAGCGCCAGAAGGTGCGCCACCCGCACCCGAAGAAGGTGGTGGTAAGGCCGCAGCACTAAATGAGGAAAGCGAAAGGCTTGGTGACATCATCAACCAACTTGATTCAGCACTCGGACCAGACGCAGAGGGTGAGCCTGCGGAGGGTGAGGCGACGGAAGGCGCTCCCGAAGAAACTGAGTCACAGGATCTTAGTGTACTCGTTGAAACGCTTGGTTTGTCACCTGAACGTGCTGAAATGCTTTACCAAGCCGCACAACAGTTGGCATCGACACAAGGTAAAAGCCCCGAAGAACTTGCGAAGATTGTTGCAGATGACTTTAATATTCTGATGCAACTCGAAGTAATTGCTGCACGGAGCATGAAGAACCAACCAGAAGAACCCGCAGCACCCGCAGGACCAGAAGCAGCAGGTATGCCACCAGAAATGATGCCGCCAGGAGGAATGTAATCAATGTGGAATGAAGATAATGAAACAATTGAGACCCCTACGACAGAGGTCGCTGAAGTTGCCGACACTGCACCCGAAGGGGGCGGTGAGGCTATCGTTGAAACAAGTGGTGTCGAACTTTCTGATGTCACCACAGATACGGTTGAAGAAGCTGCTCCTGTCGAAGCTGAAGAAGAAATTGAGGTGCCCACAGTCTTCGAGTGGAACGGAGAGTTTGATAGCCTTAGAAACTCTGAATGGATTCAAAGTCTCGATCAAGATAAGCGAGAAACGCTGCTAAATGGTATCGAAGAAAAATACCAAAACTGGCAACGAGGATACACAAACAAGTATCAAGAGTTGGCTAAGCAGCGCCGTGAAATTGAAGATCGCGTCAATGAAGTGAGAGACCAAGAAATACGTGTTCAACGTTGGCTTAACGGTGACATAAACCCAATGGTCGAAAAACAAAAAGAGATCGACGAACTAAAAGTAGCACACAAAACAGCTTTGAGAATGCTTCGTCGTGACGCGGAAGAGGCACACGAAAAAGTTGTTCGATCTCACGGCCAAGCAATGGAAGAGGCTGCGAGAGAACGAGACGAAGCACTGAAAAATTACCAAGAATTAAATGGTAAGTTTGAACACTTTGAAGCACAACAAACCGAAGCACAAGTCGATGCTCTGGAAAATTGGTTGGTCTCAGAACACAAAGATATCTACGACAACGATGAGGCTTTTGATCAGTTTTGTGACTTGGCAAAAGCAAATATTCCACCTGATAAAGCAATCAAAATGGTTCGCGGACTCTTCCCGAAAGAAGTGGTGGTCGAAGCACAACCAGAGCCCGAACCAGCACCAGCACCAGAGCCCGTACCCGAACCTGAGCCAGTACCCGAAGGTATGAAGCTTATGAATATGGGACCAGATACGGCTGCTGCAACTGAGGGTGGAGACCCACGATCATACGAAGAAATTATGAATAGTCTAAGAAAGACTGCAATGATCGAACACGAATTGCTTATGCGTTAATAAATAAAAAACCCCCGATTGCCTAAGCGACCGGGGGTTTTTCTTTGTCTACGTTGATTAAGCGAAGATAACGTACGTAATAACGTCGCTACTATCTAGGGCACCGTTGGCTGTGATAGTCAACTCACCCGAAGCAATCTGAGCACGCTCAATTGATGCATCAACACCTTGAGCAGAATCACCAGCTTGAGTACAGATAACCGGAGCACCGTCCAATTCAGCGGTAAACCCAGTTACTGTAATGGTTGTGTCACCACCACCAGTAACCCTACCAACTAAGCCGCCTGCACCAGTATCAGAATTAATCCAAATTGAACCTGTAGATGCATCAGATTTAACTACTCGACCAACACGAACGTTCAATGAAAACGCTCCCGCATCAGCAGTAGCAGCCGGTACAGAACCAAGCACGTAACCACCCGCTGAGTTTCCTGTACTAAGATAAACAGCGTCACCTACAGCGGCTGAACTAGTGTCAATGTTCTGAATCAAAAGACTAGGGTAAACAATACCTGTAACACCCGAAGCAAACGCACGGTCTACAATATAAAAAGGTCCGCGACACTTTGTAATTACAGCCGCATCTGCTTTATGTACGGTCATAATACCGTCTGATGTAACACCCGTAGGAACTACAATATCATTAATCGCCACGGCTTCCGAAAACTGTACTTGCAGTGCGTTCGAAGCAAGCTTGGTTCTACCGGGTCGTATTTGTCTCTGTTTGAATCTAGCCATAATTTCTCCATCCCATCAAATGGGTTCAGTACGCATAATTGCGTAGAAAAATCTTAGCACAACGAACAAAAACATCAACTAAAAAAAGCCCCTACCAATCACCCGGCAGGAATCGACCATGCAAAAGCAATTACAGCCCAATCGACATAGGTGAAAGGTAGGGGAGACTTATTCCTTTCTCTTCGGTCGCTTACGCGCAGTACCCTTACGCTCTGCACGAGAAGTGCCCTCAGTCGGTTGACTAAACTCACCAGGAGTACCAGGGGTCCGAGTACGGCGAATGTTACTGCGTGCAATCTGGCCCCTCTGCTCCGCGTCGGCTAAACGGCGCATATCTGCTTTCAGCATCTCTAATTCCTCAGGATCACCAAAGCGACTCCGCTCGATCATCTCCTGAATCTCAGCCTCAGACGGACCCTCAATATCCTCAATGCTGCGACCGCCACCCGACTTTGCACGGTCATACATAGTCTGTGGGCGAGAGAAGTTGGGATAAGCATCTGGATCTACAGCATCATCAAAGTATATTTGTTTTCCGATAACATCGAACTCTCTCATCGCCTCATCTCTAGTAAGCTTGCCTTGCTTAAAAAGATTTTCAACATACTCAATAGCGTCTGCTTCTTCTGGTCCCGCATTGTTAATCAAGTAATCCAACAAATTTTTCTCGGTACCAGTGTATGAATCCTGTCTCTGACCTAAGAAAACATTTCCAGTAGATTCACCACCGCCGGATGGGGTCTTGGTATAAACCATCGTATCGTGAGTTAAAGGGCGACCAAATTCATCATATACATTGTCGTCGAAAGGACTTGGTCCAGAAATACGTCCCTCGGCTACAAGTTCATCAACAGCCTTATAAAGATCTTGGTCAAAAGGCTGAGAAGGATCTGTAAAAACCTCAGTAAATGAGAACGGACGACCTTCATCGGCAAATGACATAACTAATTGCTTATACTGATCTATTCCGGTATCTTCAGTAAACTCTGGAACACGACCACCGACTGGGAGACTGTCACCGTATCGAGGCATCCGATCGGGAGGCAGGTCTCTCGCTTGATCTACAATAATGTCGTAGCCGCGTGAACCCAGTTCATCCCTATACTCTTTGAGTTCTGATTCGCTCAAGTTGTACTTCTTACGAACAAACTCTAACTCTTCTAGATCAGTTTCGGTTAGAGGACCAAGATCACGAATGACAAGGTCACCACCAGCATCAGGAATACCAAATTTAGGTGATCGTTTTAGGTCCATCCCAGTAGGCTGTCGTCGATCATTCAGGTTGTCTTCTCTGAGACGAGCAGCACCACCACCGCCTGGGGTACCGCCGCCGGGGGGCTTGTAGGCGGGAAGGAGAGGATTACCGGGCCGAATGTCATCTGCCAAACGAAGTTGACCGAGCGCCTCAGTAAATGGTGCGGGGTTTATTCCCCCCGAAGTCATCCTTGCGCGACGGAAAATTTCTTCCCTCACCTCTGGCGGTGCTTGCTCAATTCGGTCACGCAAATCATCCAGACGTTTGTGGAGTACGGATTGGGGCTGCATATCTAGGCCAGATCTTTGCATACTCGAAAAACTGAGTTCATCTAACTCACGAATAATTTGATCAGCTTGATCCTTAAAACCGCCTCCGCCGCCTGGGGGCTTGCCGCCTGAGGCTTCTCGTTTACGACGACCAGATAGAATTTCTTGTTTCCGTGCTTCGATATTTTCTAACTCAAGTTCAAGCGCCCTTTCCTGATTTATAAATGGGTTACCGTATTCGTCAGTACTAGACTGCAAATAGTTTAGTTCTTGTGACACGTCCCTGGCAGCATCATCTAATGCTTCAATTTCATATTCTTCATCTAGCCAAACCGGGTCATCCCCACGAAAACCAGGGGGCCAGTCATAAGAGTCTGCCAGTGCTTTATCGTGAGCCTCTTCCCAATACTCGTTGAAATGATCGTCTTCGATCTGAGCCAACTCACGTCGAACCTGCATGTCGTCTGTGACTTTTCCTTCGTCTACACGCTTTGCAAGGTCTTCCAACTTCTTAGCGGCGTCGTCAGGGATCTCTCTTCCTGCTTCAGTGGCGTCCTTTATCCAACCTTTGGACATTGATTTACCCAAAGTCTGCAAAGCAAAAGGTGCCAGGACCAAACCACCATACAGAGCAGCCTCACCGTACTTACCCTCTTCGGCAGCATACTTAGCCAAAGCAGCATCACCCATAGTCGCCGCAGGCTCTATCATTGACTCAGAGGCTTTTGTAGCAAGCTTCTTACGTGCTTCACGATCACCAGAGGCAACAGCACCCATAAACTCTTTTGAGCCCTCAGGGTCGGTATACATGGCAGCTTTAGCCCGTGGAACAGTCAGGGCTGCGTCAACGGCAACCTCACCTATACCTTTACCAATTTCTTTTGCAGAACGACCAAAACCCTTAATGGATTCTACCGCCTCACCCGCAACAAAAGGCAATTGACGTGCAGCTTTCGAACGAAAGTTTTCACGCTCATCAATGGCTTTCTTGTACGCACGTCTTTGAGGCAGGCTCATGCCCTTCGGCATTTTGTAGCCTCGATAATCTTCACGAGACTCAAAATCTGACTGCTCCACAGGCATAAAGCCTTCAACAGCATCACCCTCACCCAAAGCCTCTGCGTCAGCAATATCTTTACGACGAGTCTTTAACCGTTCAACATTTGCACCATTAGCCATTAGAGACTCCTATTTACCCAACCTATTTTTACGTCGATCACTTAAACGATTAATCGACTTATTGTTCATACCTGGACCGGCACCAAGACTATGAAGAAACGATGTTGCAGGACCACCACCTAAACCAGTCAAAAAGTTACCCATAGTCTTACGACTCTTAGCAGAACCAACAGCGGATCTAGCCGCTGAACCGACTGGGCTCCCCACAGATCCTCGTTTTACACCAGGCATAAAACTACTTCTTAGCTGACGCAGGTATACCCTGAGTCGGGGCAATTGCGTCGTTAAGCATATCTAGAACCTTCATCAGACCTTCTGGTGGGCCATCGTCACGAGCCACTACCTTCACATCATACTTGGCGCTGTTGTCGCTTTTACGGCTATTCTCGCTGTGGTTAGCCACAGAACCATGAACCGTAACGTCACAACTAAACAACCCGGCGTTGTACTTAGCGTGTGCTGTAAGTTCTGCCTTGGTATCAGATGTGGTCTTAGCCGAAGTAGACGACTTTACTTCCATCGTAAAGCGGACCTCGGCTTCTTTTACAGACAAACTTGGTGTGTTGATGATGGCAAGCAAAGGAACCTGTAGGTCTACCTTCTCCAACGAAGTGGTACCATCAGCACCCTGAACAGGTTTGTTGAAACTAAAATCAACTGTGCGGGCAGACATGTTTCCGTTTGTGTCTGCATTCAGTCCTACGTCTTTGATGAAGTCACTTGAGGCTTTGGCCAACAGCGTTTGCGCTGAACAAGCAGCCTTGAGAGGACCACCAATAAGCTGGTCCATGGGGAGACCACCAAACTGGTCTGACATCTTTACGAGTTGATCTGGCACGGGTGCTCCCTACGGAAGTAGTTTAATTAACTGATCATCGATTCTTGCATAACCTTCTGGCGGCTCACTGCCTTTGAAAGTCAGCTTTAGTTTAGCAGTATTACTTTCTTTTTGAAACCAAGAAGTGTTTGGGCAAGGACGGACCATTAACCTTCCTTTTTTCTTACCTGACTCCAAACCAGAAATTTCGACAGACATTTCTACCTCTAATTTGTCTACTCGTAAACTCTGACCCGTCGTAAGCGATTGTAATGGCACAGGAATATTCTTTTTCGTAAGTACCCCATCTTCCCACATAGGGATCTCCATCGTCACCATCTTAGGGGAATATACGTCCCTACCACTCTCGTCCTTGACTGGGTTCCCCTCTTCATCAACTTTTAATTCCCAAAACTCCTGATTCATTATTGAATCTAATTCATGGCGCTCAGCCATGTCTGTAGCTGCGACTACAGCAGATTGTATGGAATGAACAATGTCGTCTAAAGAATGATCAGGCATAGGCCCTCCAAGTTAGGCTGGGACGGTTGGACTTGAACCAACAACTTTCGGATTAACAGTCCGACGTTCTGCCAATTGAACTACATCCCATTAAGAACTTTTTAGTCCGTAATTATCTCGAGCCCAACCGTCTCCATTAAGTTTAAAGCTGGTTAAAGCTGGCTTTTTCTTCATCTGCGTGTCACACTTCTGGCAGTCAGGCCAAGGGGCAGCAAAACTCTGCAACGTTTCCAAAACTCTTCCACAGGCGTTACACTCAAAAACATAAAGGGGCATAATGGATATCTCCAAAGAAAAGTTTCCCTGCACAATGTGCGGTGCGTGTTGCAATCAGGCAGGGAACCTCAAGCTGACATGCGAAGAAAAAGGAATAGATCTAGGATTTAACGTCCCGATCAACGACGACGGGTCCTGCGGACACCTCATCCCCATCACTAGGCCCGATGGGGCCCCCGGTATGGGATGCGCTATTTACGACTCCCGCCCCAATATTTGCAAAATCGGCACGAGCATTCCCGTCGGAGTCAAACCCCAAGAGTATTTCCGTCTCTGCGCTGTCTCCTGCACTGACCTGCAAATCTTCTACGGGATACCGGATTCCTATCGGGTCAAGATTGAATGACGCAATAAAAGGTGTGTGCGGTCCAGCCCAACACCCCTCGATGTTAAAACAGAAAAACTCTTCTGCCTGCTGATACGTCATGTCGCGAGCCATCAAAACTTCAATACACTTTTCACGGTCGTAAAGTGCCAAAGGACTTGTACCGGCACGGGAAATAAATCCAACCAACGCAGCATTGAAACCCTCATACAAAAGCGCATCAGGGTTTAGTTCCTCGATCGTACGAGCCAACTCGTCTTCATCAATACCGTCTGCAATCATTCTGACCATCCATGTGGAACCAGGTGACCTGGACCATAAGGTGTGTTTTGTAGTTTGATCTCTTTCCGATTCATATCTAGATTCTTATACATCGGAAAATCATGCTTAGTTTCGTCTGGACTCCAGTAGAAAACAATAACCTCTTCCCCTGATCGGCCCCAATATCGCTGAAAACCGCCAGATTTGTAGTATTCGTGGACAGCAGATTGCTCCGCAGGCACCCGTTCCGCGTCTGACCAGCGGTTCCACCCCTCTGGCGGCGAAATCAGACCGTCGTCATCCCGGCGAACGTCCAAATCCGACGCAGATTCCACCGTTTCGGCTGTAGAAGGTGGTGGATCGTCCGAAATAGCGGGCAAAACCAGCGCTGGTGGGGGCGCAAGCACCGAATCAGGCGCAGATTCCACCACATCGGGCGGTTTTGCAGGGACAGCGGCCTCCATCACAGCCAATCCACGCAAAAGTGCGACCCTGGCCACCACATTCCGGTCAACTTTGACCCCAAATTCGCGTGCCGCAGCAGATTGACCGACCATTGGGACCAAATCGTCCAGCCGACTAAGCATTTCTTCCTCAAGTGTAAGATTTATAGGGTTCATTTTGCCTCGTGTCATGGTGGTTCTAAGGTTGGGTACCCCAGGAACGTACCATGAGAGGCTTTTCGTGGCAAGGCGGTAATACCACAGCGGTAAGGTAGTTTGAAAACATGTCCGGTCGAGGAAAAGGCCCTTCGGTATAGGGGAGGTAGGACATAAAATGGGGTATGCCACCCCCCTCGGTGGGTTGGGAACGTTGTACTCCGGTGGTGCTTTCTACCTCTTTCCCAAGACAAGACCGGGGGGTTTACTCCTTCGGTGGGCGGATTGGGGTTATCTCACCCTTTGGCGGGGCGGATTGGTGGATTGGGTGGATTGGTTTGGCGGATTGGGCTTCGGTGGATCGTTGAATAAAAGGAGTCGCTTGCGCGACCAGTATATTCCACTCGTCTCTATCCTTTAGTCTCCTTCCTCGCGTCAAAGGAAATGAACCACACACTGCGTGTGACCGACCGACAAACCGTAATGATTCTAATAGCTTACATCTTTTGTTGTGGTCCGGTTTTCGGATCTATGGTTCTTTCCCTTTTCCCGTCCAGGGACTAAACCGTTCCTCGCGGTTCTTGCCCGCCCACAGCCCCAATCACGATGCGTGATTGCCGGTAGCGAACGAATGGACTTATCAAAGCGGCAAGCTTCGCTCGCTTTGATTTCTGTCTTATGGTCGGCAAGGACTTTACTTCTTGTTTTTATTCTAAGGTAAAGTGCGATGCCTTTCCGGTGATCCCTTCGGGCCAAGGCGTATAATCGCAGAATCACGATACGTGATCCATATTAACAGCGATTAAACACTCACCGAACAGCCCGCCGACCTTGCCAACTATTGCTGCCGCCAGTAGAAAAGGGGGCTTCTTGGATGAGTTGATATTGTTTATACTTTGTTTTTAATATTTAGAATAAACAATATAAACACATCTTGTTACGGTCACCACGCCGTTTGTCCGTGTAAACACGGCCATGACCGAGATAGCTTATTAGTTTTTCTTTTTGTTTATTATTAAAAGGAAAAAGCCTAAACACTATCATAGCGGACCCCTTTTCGGAACGGTGTAGCTTAGATTTTGACCGCGACTAAATCCTCGCGGATTTACCGAGGCCGCAGGCGCAGGAATCAGCCCTGATCGGGCTGATACTTTTGCTTCATACTCAAAATCTAATCTACTACTACAAATGCCCCGCCACATGGAAACATCTCCAGATTCCCCTCGGGATGAAATCAGGAGATATTTTTTATGTACCAACTCCATGTAGCAAATGCAGATGTGGCTCGGACTTATGAAATGTTTCCTCTTTTCACTTCGGGTGAACATGGTGTTCATCCACTAACTACATCATTCTATAAAAAGGAAAGTATGATGACTACTGTAACTGAAATCAAAATCCCACGTAGCACTAAAGAGATCACCGGACTGTCGACAGCAAAGCTGAAGAAACTCGTTGCTCATCTTGGTAACCTCATCGAAGGACAACTGGCTGTCATCGAGAGACATTACGGCTCTCATGAGAAAGGCGCTGGTGCAAACTGCGAGGTGCGTGCTCACGTCGGCCAGTTGTTCCAAGGCAGCAACGTGACGTATGGCACAAAGACATACATCCCGAAAGATTCCAACGAATCCAAGTCCGTTGGCCGTGATTTCCTGGTGTGGATGTGGGACCGTAACATCCTGGCTCCGAAACCTGCGGGAACAGGTTCCTTCGGTGGCAAAGCCAGCATCCAGGAACTCACTATCAACAGTAAGCCGACCTGGCTTCACTGCTTCTTCTCCGAAGCGCAGTTCATGAAAGCGCTGGAGCGAGTTGCAACCGGTTGGGAAGACCGCATCATCGAGAGTCTTCCTGCTCGGAAGCTAACCGAGCCAACGTGGCGCGAGGTTGCTGAAGGCCACCTCACCGTCTGGTTGTGGCTTCAGCACGTCACCGACATCAGCTTCTTTGCGTATGGTGGCTACTCGAAGAACGGGTGGTGGTCACCAGGTTACGACGAAGACAACCTGGAAGCTTATGGCAACGTACCTGCACCTGGAGAGTTTAGCTGGAAGCAGCGCTTCGATGCAGGCCGACGTGGTCCATACCGTCAGCCAACGGTACGTAAGGACAGTGTTCGAGCAGACGGTGACTACTCGGAACCTGGCCTCCACAACCCAGGCACCGGGACGTATGACGCTCCCGAGAACTCTCACGATACCTTCGAGAATCGTGATGCCGACCGTGACGAGCGCAACGCACTTATGCGTGCTGTGAACAAGAACAATCGTCAGTTGGGCAACTTCCGTTAGTCACTGTAGGTGAGTAATCACCACGCCTCGGGCCGCTGCGCGGCTCGGGGCTTTTTTCTAATCCGTAAAAAGGAATGTCTTCGACATGCTTTTATTCCACCCTCACATAAATGTGTGCTCGCTTCGCTCGCACGCTTTTATTCCATTGGTCGATACTTCCATTCTTGGTGGTGGGCACGAAGGGTGGGAACCTGTTGGTACGCAACCGGCGACTTTTATATTCTACACCAACTTTTTATTTATATTCTACACCAGTTACACAGTTACCCAAGTGTAACCACAAGTGGGTAACACGATAACCAAGGTTTAAATATATATATCAATAAGTGTAACCACTGTTACCACATAAAAGAGGACATGCTTACTTAGCTGACTAAGTTCTTTTACTCTTTTGTTTTGAGTATATAAAGACCCTATTACGAAGTACTCACGTAGATATATCTATACTGTGTAAGATGTGGTTACGTGGTTACACCTTCATAGTCCAGGTTGTAAGTACCTTATCTCGTTACCACCTGCATCTTGGTGGTTACACCAACATCACACACTACCCGTAGTGTCCAAGGAAACTATGCTTCATGTCTACTTTAAAGACGGATCAGTCGAAACACATAAAGTGAGTCTTGATACCTGGATCGAAAAAGAAGAAATGTGCATTTGGTTGATCTACTCTGCCGACCAAATCGAAAAAATCAAGTACCACTATTATGTAATCACAAAAGACTTGATGGTCTAAGAATGTGTCGTGCGTCAAAGCATCAAAGCGACACACGTTGTATGTCCAACTGCAACCATCAAGCCAGGTAATCTGTGCCTGACCCAACACAGACGAGCAACGACGGTCACCCGGCACCCTCACGGCGTTGTAGAAACTATAGGGGGTGCCAACATCTCATAGCTTTAGAAGTAAAGGACAAGTCATGCCATCCGACGAAACCAAACCTGATACCGAGCCTCCGATACCGTTTGATAGTGTACTCAACACAATCATACATCGGTGCGAACGCAATCAAATCAAAATGTATGACGAACTCATGCCCCGTGTTGAAGCAATGTATAAAGAACTCAACATCAAGTTGACGGATATGTACACTCCAGTTCTCGAAGCTTGCCGCAACATGCGTGACAACCGAAATAAAGTCGTCGCCCAAGCCGTTGAACAGTCCCTTAAGTATCAACTCACAAAGATCATCGAGCACTTAGAAGATATTAACTTCGACCCCGATGATCTACGTGAACATCTTGTTGTGCATGTATGGACCCCTGATTTTGAAACACATTATCCGTACTGCGACACCAAATTGGGTGGATACCAACGTCTCAAAATGTCTATCTCCGTAAGCTTCCCTGCCGTTGCTCAAGACAAACACACAGGCAAAATCATTGCACTCACAACAACCGAGTACGAAGATCTAATCCTGTCTTACACGCCACTGCACGAGGAAGAAAGTACCGTTACTCGGTCTCGCAACTGCATCGACTTCGTGTTCGACTACGTCTACGACAACCTGACCATCGAACCTGACTCCACGTATTGCGAGTACCCCAGCTTTCCTACACGCCCAGTGCGTAAAACCACATAACCTAAGAGGTTCCAAAATCATGCCGACCACAACTCCAAATGGAATCGTCCTTGCTCACGATGACCATGACCTACAACCAGAACACTTAGACTTCATTGACGAAGTGTTAGCCGACTGGGACGGCTCGTTCCTGCTCAAAGTATTCCCACTTCCCGACACATGCGCCAGCCTTCCTTCCGCATTGTACGGTCCAAGTGTAGGTGATGAACCAATCAAGGAAGACCAGGTCACCTACAAAAAACGCAACAAACGTCGCGGCCCTTCTCGATTAATCGACGCACCCACACGTCCCGCTCGCAACATAGCACTGATTGGTATGCGGGTAACCTCCGGTGAACTAATGTTGTTTACCGCGTACGGTACCCAGGCTGAACACCCAAGCCCACGCGAATGGTGGGACATACCACAAATCGATCTTACCAAACTACCCCCAGCCGAGGCCCGCGCACTACTTTTCAAATGGTCATCCGACGGTGTAGCTGCTTGCCACTTCTGGAGTCAACACGCACTTGTAAAAGGTGCCGCATGATGTGGCAACCCACCCTCGAAAGCGCTGAACGTTTCCATCGTAAATTGCGTACCGCCGATACTGCCGATGAAATCGCTTATGAAAACGCAATCATTCGCATAACCGCTCAACGTAAAGCCAAGCGTAACGAAACACTTCTTGCCATCCTCGACCATGGCTACCTGCGAGGTAACAAATGACCGACCTGGAACAAACGCTATTGAAAGCGTTGAAGGAAATCCTCGCGGAAGCCACTCGCCCCACCGACCCAGTGCTCAAGTGCGGGGTCATCAAGTGGGCAGCAATCGAGGCAATCGAAGAAGCTGAATCCACGGAAGGTAAGTAATGTGGATGATTAGACATATAGAAACAGAGAGCAGAGCGCACCTTGACGACTTCGATGATACGGGAATATCTTTTCTGTACTGGTCGAATGAGCACGGATGGTCATCGCGTGATGATGCCGACGTATGGCCGACCGACATGAAGCCTATCGTTGGCCTACCGTTCGGTGGTGAATGGGTACGCACCGATCAAATCGATCAAGCCATATGCGTACACTGTGACGAATCACACCATGTAGATGCTGACCATGAATGCAGCGGAGGTATGTGATGCCCTACGCCTACGTGCAACCCGAGGAAGCTTTTGAGATTAATGTTTCTGGAGATACCGTGTCCGTTTATCATTGCTATAAAAGCCACAACTTTCCAGATCCGTTGACATTCTGGTATACACTGGATATTAACGAAAGTGAGGATAACGAGTTTGATATTCGTATGGTTCCAAACTTTCCGATGGAACACAATCCCAACAAACCAAGGTATGGAATGTCTGTTGAAGATCATGCAGTCATACTACAGGCTGCGATCAACAAAGGACTGGTCAGTGTTGACGGTTGTACCATTGACATCATGGAGGATAACAACTGATGCCCTTACCCGTTGTCGTGCAGTTTGAGCGTGAGGTAACCGACGATGTGACTGGTGAAGTCACAGGGTACGTGTTGATCACAGTAGAAGGAGAGTATTGCGAAGGTGACGCCAGTGTGGGCGAGGGTGAGCACCTTCATGCTGAGTTGTCGTACATGCATGATGACGAGACAAAGACGCCCATTGAGATCACAGACTGGGAAGAGGATCAACTTCTTTCAATATACAAGAGTGATCTTGAGTATGAACGTGGTTGGGAGATGGACCACAAAACCAAAGAATACAAACAGAGAGGTGAATGATGAGTAGATGGCAAGGACCAGAGCACGCCTATGCACAAGCTCGACGGCTACATGAACAACGTGAAGAGTATGAACATGAAGTCTGGAAGGAAAACAATCCAGAGTGTGAAAAATGCGGTGAGCGTGAGCCAAGAGAAACAATGACCGAAGTATGTGGAGATCGTTGGTGTACGCACTGTGTCGATGACCATGCCTTCCAGTGTGAGGTATGCGGTGGGTTCTTTCCTGACGACGATCTTGCAGACGTTAATCTGACGTTGGCTGAGTACGTATGCACCGACTGTGATGAGAAGTGTGCTGCTGAAAAGACACGCCATCATGCACCAGTAGAGATACCCATTGGTCACCTGGAATACGTGATGTGGGTGATGGGTAACGCTGCGAAAGACGATCCATATGAAGGCACACAACCCGGTAACGCAAAGAAGTGGTTGAAGGAAAGCATCGACCTGATGAAACAATCAATGCCCAAAGAAGGAGGTGAGTGATGGAGAATAACGCAGAGAATCGGGAGAGGGTTGCGCTTGCCGTTTGGGACACACTCAGCACAAGAGATCTGTACGAGATGTTCATAAACCAAGCTGTTGGTCAGTATGAAATGGACCCAACCAAGTTCAAAGAAGATGCGGAAGAGATGGGCTTTACCGACGAAGAGGGAGAGTAAAATGATTATTTTCGTGTTAGACGATGGCGAGACATACACACTGGCAGATCCGGTTGAGGTCGCGGTCACACCAGAGCAACTGACCCGTATTGAATCTGGTGAGAAGGTTTACCAGGTTGTACCGGACTGGGCCGAGCAGAGCGAGAAACCTGGACCCTTGTGCAACTGTATCCAATGCACGCGCAAGCGGTGGCCCTATCAATCAAAGACAGACGCGCCCGCGCCCGAGCACACGCCCGAAGAAGATGCAGAGGACTTCTTTGTGCAAGCCGGGATCGCTGCCGCAGAGGCATTGAAAGAGATGAAGAGAGACTACACCAAGAGCATCGTGGATGCTCAGAACAAAGGAGGTAAGTGATGATGAGTAGATACGAGAAAGATTTGAACGAACGAGAAGAGGCCAACCAACGGTTCGCTTTGGGTAACGATGGCTACCGCTTGTTCAAGGCAGCGCCAGAGTTGTTGGAAGTGATGGAGGATATTCTGAAGTACCAGGTCAGGAACGATTGGATGGACCTTCCGATTTGGGTTCGCGCTAAGAACGCAGTTGCCAAAGCCAAAGGAGGTGAGTGATGAGTGAAATGGACAACATAAACATTGACCCAAGATACGTGAAAGAGTTGTGGCATGCGCTGTTTGCGGTGACACATGCTGTGGAACACTTCGGTCATCAAGAACAAATCAACAGCCTATTCAACGATGAGACAAACTTAGGTGCCTATGACTATGCGCGCATGGTTCTAAGAGATTCAGTTGTAAAGAACGAAGAGTAGCAAAACACCGTTGACCTATTATCGTTCATAGATTAGGCTACAACACACCATACACAGAGGATTAAATGGTTGATATGTGGGAAGATTTTTTAGAGTATGTCCAACACAAAGGCATACCGATGTCGGACGGCGACTGGTGCTCGGAGGCACTTGCGTTTTCCGGTGGTAATACAGACGTTGCTTGTGTCTTGCTGGACATGGTCAAGAAGAGCCAAGCGATTCAAAAGGTGGTGATGACCACCAAACCTGCGGAGGCATGATGGACCTAAGCGATGAACGATTCCACACTCGAACGATCCGATGGTCGAAGTTGATTCGTGACGGTATCGACCCCAAGGTTGTGCTGGTGGAAGCGCAACGCCAGGGTATGTACAGGCTCGCACGAAGCGCCAATGAGCGCATACGCAAAGACAATG